ATCATGATCCTCTGAAACGATTTAAGTGTCTCTTGGCTAATGCCATTCTAGTTTCGATAATAATATTTAGTAATTTTTTTAACATTATAGCATACCTCTTCTTATCAATGTTCTCGTTCTTGTCTCTAGATCTTTATGATCTACTGAATCGCTAAGATAACCTTCTATTTCATTTTGGTATGAAGGGGTAAATGTTCTTCCCACCCATGACCAGAAATCTGATAGTTTAGGGGCGTCAACTCCCCCTAGTGCTTCTAGTTCTTTATTCATATCTTTTCCTTGTCTTGTGAACAATTTAAAAAGCCCCCGAAGGGGTTAGTTTTACAGATCTCGATCTTGTGGATCTTCTGTAAGTAGTTGAGGTTTAGTTTTTTTAGGTTTAGCGTCTGAAGTATCTTTAACTTCGATCTTCTTTGGCTTTTTATGTTCAGGAATAATACGCTCAAGAAAGACCTTCAGCATACCATTGAACATTTCAGCAGTTTGTACTTCGATTTGATCATCGAGTGCAAATGAGCGGGTGAAGGCGCGATTGGCAATTCCCTTAAAAAGGAAATTATCTTCGGCTTCATTTGACTGAACGTTACCCTTGATTAACATCTTACCATCATTGAGTTCAATTTCAATGTCTTGTTTCGAAAAACCAGCAACAGCTACTTCAATAACATAAGTATTATCGCCTGTCTTCTTAATGTTGTAAGGGGGATAGTTGGGAATATTTTTCGTCATATCGTCATGCATTTTTGCAAGACGGTTAAACTGGTCATCAAAGCCAACAAAGAATTTATCCATGTCTTTAAAACCAGGACCAAATGTTGTTAGTAATGTCATATTATTCTCCCTTTTTTGCAATACCTGAAATTGCATTTGCACATGTTTCTGCAGCAATGTTCATAACATCATTTGCAGACTTAACAATTTGTTTTGTAAAGACACGTTGTGCCTCGACAAAAGCAACTAAAGGTTTTTGAAGGGAATCTTCCTTAACAGTTTGTTTAAGGAAGTTAATTTTGGCGTCTTGAATTGAATCGATAGCCATGTTTGCATAGAACATATAGTTTCTCCTATTAAGCGAGTTTAAAATTCGATACCCCGAAGGCGTATCATTAATCCAGCTTACCGACTACTGGGGTACCTTATCGTTGTACCGGCTTTAGACGCTCCTAAGGTAGAAGAGCCTATTACGTTCCCATCCCGGGGATATATTATATATGCTTTTACTCGTCAGAATCTACTCTTTTTTTACCAATATTATACTTGGTTTGTAGATCCCATTCGTGCTTATCCTTATGTGCAATTACTTTAATCTGCGATAAAGGAGCAAGCTCAGTAAACTTTGTATTGTCTATAATCTTTACCAGACCCCAATCGGATAGAAGTTTGGCAATTGTATTTCTACGTTCTAAATCGTTATCTGATAAATCGGCTTGCTTCCCATCTAAGGCAAAGAGCTCTTTAAAGTGAACGATATAGTATTTTCCTTGTTTATGTAAAATGTGGCAAGATTGATACAGAATTTTATCTTTACGTGATGCAACACCAATTCTTGTCAACGTTTCTCTTACCTTAAGAAAATCATCAGGTTGAATAAGTAGGACTTCTAGGGGTACATATCCAGGCAAGTCAATCTTGAAGTACTCGTTTGACATTATTAATTCCACCTTTTTCTAATTTTTGTTTTATCAGGTCAATTTGAGATTGATCTAGAAGGGGGAGTACCTGGCGGGCTTTATCTGTGCTATAACCATAGTATTGTTTAATTACTTCTATCGATTCAATCTTCTCAGCTTTGATCCACTTGTTATAGCGTTTCTTAGGCCTAATGTTATTTATTAGAAATTGGAATTGGAGTTTTTTATCTAAATGAGGTCTAGAATTCATCTCATTTGCCTGAATTACGGTATCAGCGCCGTACGAAAGCCCTTTATTTACAATATATGGAACATACTGCTTTTCAGCCCAGTCATCTACCATAAGATCGTTTTTATTATAGGTGATTGCATTTATAAAATCGAAAGGTGAAATAGCAGGTGCCTTGTAAGGCTCAACAACTATTTCTACTTTAGGTTCTCCGAACATCAGAACACCATCCTAATCAAACCAATAGTATCGATAGTAGTTAACAGTAGGTAGTTAGCAAGCATCCCAAACGATTTCCTAGTAAAAGCAGCCCAAGCATACATAGCACAGCCGCAGATCCATATAGGGTAAAGAGTAAGTAGAGGCGGGTTAGGGACTGTTGCTGCCATAGTGATGGAGCAGCCAATACTAATAGCCCAAGCAAAAAGCTCAACGAAAAAGCGAAAACGATTAGATTTAAAATCATCTTTTATCCATTCAAATGTAGGTCTTAATAGTTCATTCATTTAAGTTCAACCGATGCCATAATTTCTGTTAAGCATGCAACAAGATTAATTTCTTGATCTGCTACAAATGCAGACTTATACTGATAGTCAGCTATCGTTAATACCAGCTGAGGTACTTGATTGGTCATAGGTATTAATGTATCATAAATCTTACGAAATAACGATACAGGGTCATTATCTAGGTTATTAACGACCCAACCCCTCATCTTCTTCCAGTCTTTATCTTTAATAGAATCGACCAGGTCTTTCATATTAGCTTCACTTACACTAACAAGAATACCTTCATCAATAGAACCGGACTGCGAGTAACGCTGGAGTTCGTTTAACGTTCTACGGAAGTCAGGGAAGTGCTTTTGTACTACCTTAGCAATTACCTTCGGATCAAAAGGTATAAGTTCCTGATCCAATATGCTACATACCCGTCTAAAGAAGTCTGTAGCAATGGTTGGCTTACTAGCATTAGGAATCTTAAACTCAATTACAGCACACCTTGAATGCAAGGGCGGTATAATACGATTCTTGAAATTACACGTTAAGATGAATCGACAATTGCTTGCAAACTCTTCTATAAAGCCACGCAAGGCAGGTTGGGTAGAATTAGGGTTAAGATAATCAGCCTCATCGAGGATTACTACTTTCGTATTACCTGTAAACGAGACAGTAGATGCAAACTGCTTAATCTTAGTACGTAAAACATCGATACCAGACTCTTCTGATCCGTTAATGATCATATAGTCAGTTTGCAGTTCCTCACAAAGGGCTCTAGCAACAGTAGTCTTACCGGTACCAGCAGTACCGCATAAAAGCATATTCTGAATCTCACCTTTAGCAACCATCTGCTTAAAGTATTCCTTTTGAGACTCAGGTAAAATACAATCGTCTATCTTCCTAGGGCGATACTTCTCAACCCAGATAAAATGCTCTGTCATACCCTACTCCTTAAACTACTGAACCAGGCTCGGCAGCAATCCAGTACTGGAGTTGTCTTGACTCATGTTTAAAGTGAAGGAATTTAGCTTTACCGTTAGGAGTTTTAGCTACAGTAATATCATATGCATCAGGAATAACTTTTAAGTTCTCTACTGCAATAAAAACGTCGAAGTCATCGAAGGAAGTACCAAGACTCTTTTTAAAGTTAGATGCGGTGTCGTTTTTACGATCACTTACAGATAACATTACAGCTTGATTCTTACAAGTTACAGATACAGTAGGAGCACCGGTGATAGCGGCCGCTTTCATAATCATCTGAATGTCTTCGGCAGTTACTTTGAACTTATACACATCCATGTGCTCAATTTCACTAGTAGGAGCGGCAGTTACAATCTCAGGATTCGAATAATAGTACTCAAACTTCCCAGCCGAGCTCGTAATACCAATACACTTATCACCGAACTCAATCTCCTGACTATCAGTTAACGTCCACATAGCCAGAAGAGAGTTCAGATCGTAAATTGCAAACTCTTTAGGTATAGTTTCTTTAATAGTAGCTTTAGCAAAGATATTCTTAGCATTAGAGATAGTACTTACAGCATCACCCTCTTTAAATACGATGTTCGTATTAATAGATGCAAAGTTCTTTAACAACGCAATAGTTTCACTTCCAATTTTCATAATGTAGTCCTCATAATCACATATTATAACTTCATTTCCAGTTCAGTGCTACTTCTTTCGTTGGCATGGTACCATTATATTTGTCAATACAATATTGTCGTTCTCTTGCATCTAATTCTTGAAATTTTGGATCCCGGAAAGCAGAGGAACCATGTTCCCTAAAACAGACCAAAACGTCATCTAGTTTAATTGGGTCACCGTGGTAAAAGTAAGACCGGTAAAAGTATTCCCCGTCTACGATCCAAAGCAAGTCATCGTCCATCTCTAAAGCACAGTTGTTTCTAACTGCATAATTAGATGGGTTACCTGTGGTATTATCCCCATTGACATATTTGTTTTCGTACCAGGGGTGTCTGGTATCAAAGAACTGGGTCCGGTCTTCATTACTGTGAGTGAACCCAGATATAAACCATTTACCGTCTGGATTACTATCAAATGCATTAGAGATTTTAAGTAATGCATCCTGATCTACAAAAAAATCATCCATGTATAATAATTTTACTATCTCACCAGTAGCGTGTCGAACAGCATTATTTACATTGTTAGCGGCATTCTTTTTATTACTGGTATTTTTAATATACTTAATATCCAGAACGTGTGAAAATGTATCACAAATAGTTTTAAGGTTATCACCCTCACTTTGATCAGATATTACAACATCAAAGTCTTTAAACGTCTGATACATCAGATGTGAGAAATATTCTACTAAGAATCTCTCAGCAGTTTTATTTTTCATTGTGTATACAGGACAACAAATAGATATTTTAGACATAATCAACGCATACCCCGTATATACCTAACAGTTTATACTTTTCGAAATCTACATTTGGATAAAAATCAAGAAGAACTTGATTATAGGAAAATATGTTATGTGGCTTTGGATAAGTCCAAACATTTCCTTGTGATGTTAGGACGTAGTCGTCTTTATCATGAAAGAAATAATTAAAGCCTCTGAACCTGAACAACTCCGTACTTGCTTGGAGATTTTTACAATGTATCCATAATCTTGTCTTCATTGATACAAGATAATCCATAGGAACAGGATATGTCGGTTCATCATGCCCAAGATAAAGATCGTTATTATGAACCCAGAGATCAATTTCTATATCGTGCCCTTGATTGATACAATAATCAATTACTTCAGGT